ACCGAAGGATGAAACTGGAGATCCGCAGGCAGTGTTTGTCGATCGAACCCTTGAGCTTGCGGACCAAAAGCTTTTTGTGTGGCCCGTCCCTTCGGACAGTGACAACACTGCTGGCGATAACTTTGGCACCCTCAGCACCGTGATTGGAACGGATGGTGAGTATTATGATTGTATCTTGGGACACACTGCAAGCGCGGAGAACCGCCCGATTACAGGAGCAGACTGGCCCCTCTTTTGGCAGCTTACGACTACGGTCGGCGCCGTGTGGGCGACGTCCACTGCATATACGACTGCCCAGTCCTTGCTGCTGCACTTTAAGAGGCCACTATACGATTTCGATGGACCGGAAAGTGATCCGGATATGCCTGCGGGATGGTCTAGTTACTTGCTCTGGAGACTGTGTGTCTCCCTTGCATCAGGAGAACAATTTAAGGTTCAGGATGCAACTTACAATAGATTCTTGAAGCAGCTCGACATCGCGGCTAACAAGCTCTTTCCGTCGAAGCGCGTGCAGTCCACGGACTACCACAACAAAGCGAGGTATTTCTAAATGACAATCTCCGAAGCAATGGATGTTGTCCGGGCCTTGTGTGGTAAGCCGGACGTTGACCCTATCCTCGTTCGTTTTGCGATGGATGAAGGTCGAAGAGAGATTGAGAGGCGGGGAAACTACTATTGGATGAGCGTGGGCGTTGACCTCGCTGTGTTCGAAGATCAGTACATCTACCCCATAACCACGGCCGTAGATGCGGGCTTCAATTTACCAGACTATAAGCTTTCCCGGTACGCGTTTATCAAACGGTCCGACTCCAGCGGTATCCCTTGGAGCATGTTACCGATTGGCTCTCATGCATCTATGGTCGATATTCATAATTTCGATGCAGAGGGCCAGCCCGACGCGGCTTCCGTGGATAACGCCACCATGTATCTATCACCGATCCCGAATACACTTTATGACGTGGCGCTCTTCTACTTTGCCTGGACTACAAATGATGACGATATCACTGCTACTGACGAGCTGTTTACTCAGTGGCCTATGCTTATCATCTCTTCAGCTCTCGCAGTGCTAATTCCAATGCTCACCAAGAATAAAGAAGACGCAGCTTTTTGGATGAGCACGCGGGACGATGAGATCAAGAAGGCAAAGGATTTTACCAATGCTCGATTGGGAGAACCCTTGGCTAATCACGTAGTTGACGCAAGTGAAGCGGCTCGGGTGCTTCAGAGTTTGCAGGAGAAGTAAATGATTGACGGTTACCTGATTAAACATTCTGGCGAGATTGCAAACTATACGTTCGAGTTCGCCAACGAGCTTCCCTCGGGCGAAACGATCTCAACCAAGACTATCACCATGTTCGACTCGGCTGAGAACGAGATGTCCGCCACCGGGGTTACTTCGTCTTCTATCAGCGGCTCGACGGTTATCGTCAAACTGGCGGCTATTGGTGATGATTCAATCGGGATGGACTACCGGCTGGTCTGCAAAGTTACCTTTAGCAGTTCGACCCAAACACCTTACAAGATTGCGGAGATTCGGGTCAGAAACAAGGTGATCAATGGTTGATTTTGAAACACTCTTTAAAAAGCAGATGGAACGGGACGAGGGCCGCAAGAACAGGCTCTACAAGGACTCTGAAGGCATCGAGTCCATTGGGATTGGACGCAATATGCGCCGTCCGCTCTCCGAGGATGAGATAGACTATCTCTATCGAAACGATTACCTCAACCACAAAAAAGAAATGATTAAGGCGTTTCCTTGGGTGCTCAAGCTTGACGATGCTCGTTTTGCGGCTTTGTTGAATATGTTTTTCAACCTTGGGGTTGACAAGTTTTCAGAGTTTAAGAATATGCTTCGCTCCGCTGAAGCTCATCAATGGTCTGATGCCGCAATGCATGCTCTTGATAGCAAATGGGCCGCACAAGTAGGGGAGAGGTCAAAGCGTGTAGCACGTCAGCTTGAAACAGGGGTCTGGAACTAAATGGCTGAGAAGATTCACCGGATAGACAAATTTCAGGGTCTCCATGATTACGCGGACTCCTCGGGGAACGAGGGTTATACGCGGGACATGAAGAACGTCTATGTTCGCTATAATCGAGTCTTCGGCCGGCACGGGATGACCAACCTGGAAGTTGCCACGGACGCCTCAGACACTCCTATTCGACACCTTGCACCCTATTTCTCAAACTACATGCGGATCACTCCCAACCGGGTTGAGAAAATGGCCGTAGGTGCTGGCGCCTGGTCGAATATCACCGGGGCAGCTACCCTTAGTGGCACCGCTACCATGATCCCCCAGTCCGTCACTCACAAGGAATATTTCGTTTTCACGAACACGGTTGTCCAGCCCTACAAATGGTCCGGCTCAGGTAACATATCGGCTGTCGGCGGAACACCTCCCTATTGCAAGAGCCTAGCTCAGAATTGGGGCTTCCTCTTTTTGTTCTACACCTCCAGCGACGGCATAACGTGGGACGAGTACGAAGGGGTTTACTCCGACGACTTCGACGTGGACTGGTCCGGTTGCGGTGGCAACGAGCTGCGCTTCGATGAGACGCCGGGATTTCTTGTTACCGGCGACGACCTCGGGGACAATGTTATGGTCTACAAGACTGATGACATTATCCGCGTTCGCTTCATCGGCGGACAGCTTCGCTTCTCGCAGAAGCGCCTCCGCTACTCTCAAGGAATTGGTGCAAAAGCCAGCCTGGCCAAGATTGGAGTCATAGGCCACGCGATGTTGAATGGGTCTTTCCAGCTCGTTTTTTGTGATGGTGAGATCGTTAAAGAGTTGCCCGCAAAGTTTCAGCATCATCTCGACCGCGTGATGTATCAACCTTTCGCGTATCAAGCCTTCGGTATTGGGTCTGCGCGTAATTCCACTTACAATCTTTTCTACCCTACCAGCGCCAGCGACACTTACAACCGGGGCCGGTTGATCGTCAACATCGAGACAGGCGAATTTCAGGATCTGACCTATGACGGTCACCATTTCGACCACGGCATCTACTTTCAAGACACAAATGATATAACCCGGCAGAAGCTTCTCGTGGCGGACAATACGGACGTTTACATCCTGGACGACGAAACCGCTACGACAGACATGACAACGCCGATCAGTCGCTACTACACAACGGATTGGACGGACTGTAAGGAGCCCGGAGACAAATACCTAACAGGCGTCGGTCTTCGCTTTCGGCGCAAGGTCGGTACTCGGGTTTCGGTGTCGGTTGCTGTAGACGGTGGCGTACGCTACTTCAGCAGGAAGACTTTTAACCTGAATGGACCAACGATCAATGGTGATTTCACCAAACTTCTTTACCGTCCGGAAACTCCACTTCTCGGAGACGAGTTTAAGGTCAAGGTCGAATTCCATCATGACCGGACTAGTGTCTTTACCGAACTGATTCCGCCCGTTGATATTCTGTTTGAGCCCACGGGCGTCTACATGCTTAAGGGCGACATGGCTAATGTTACCACGGTGTCGTAATGGCAGCGCCTACAAATGCGCGAGTAGAGTCAACACAGTCCGACGCTAACGTAGTTCGCTGGACTGACAACGGAGGGGCTTCGAATGATGTTTATCGTTCCACGGATGGCAGCAGCTATGCGGAGATCGCTTCTGATGTTGCTCTTGGGGTGCAGCTCTATACGGACCAAGCTGTTACGGCCGGTGTCAAATATTGGTATAAAGTCACGAATGATAATGGCTCGACGTTTTCAACCGCTGTCATTGTTGTAACGCAAATTTGTCCGGACCTCACACGGCGACGCCAGGCCATTCCAAGCTTCGATGAAGGCGACACAGAGTCCAGGCTGAATTCCCTCGCGGAACAAGTGCAGGCCAACAATAACAGAGTCACCTTCGTCGGAGGCTATTCTCCTTCGCCTTTTGATCAGTGTGTCGCATGTCCGGGAGCGGATGGTGAGCTGGTGCTTGATTGCTCTGCTGGATGCGGGTCGTTTCTGGTAGTCGTCACTGAAGACATAAACAGCATCACTCTAGTCGGTTGTAGCGGGGTTTGCCCCCCGATTGATTTTCAAATTGCAGCGTCGTCGGATATTGGAATTTGTGGCTGGCCGCTGGAATGTGACAACCAGGGTGATGATTGCTTTTACTCTCGGGTAGACGGCGGGGATAACGGACAGATCATCAAGACGGACGGCAAGACAGTCGAGGAGCTTCCCTAATGGCAGTCCCGACAAATGAGCGGGCAGAGTCAACCTCGTCTACGGACATAACAGTCCGCTGGACAGATATCCCTGCAAGCGTGGAACCGGTGTTGATCTACCGATCAACAAACGGTGTAGACTTCGCCTTGATAACCGCCATTGCGGCCGGGGTCGGACTCTTTCAGGATACGGACATCGAAGGCTTAGTCGGTGGCACAAAATACTGGTACGAGCTGAGTCAGGACGGTGGAGCTACGCGAACTGACGAGTTCGCAACCTGGACACATGAGTGCCCCAACCTAACTAAGCTTGCACCAACACCGGGTATCCCTTCATTCAATAAGGAAAACAACCCGGAGTTTTTAAACATCATGGGCGAAGTGGTTGCTCTCAACTACGGACAGAGCCTGCGATCAACAGCATTCCAGGGCAACGGACAGCCGGCTTTTGAAGATCAATGCATCATCTGCGCGGAAGATGGCAAGGTGGTGCTGGATTGTTCTAAGAACTGTAAAGCGTTTTTAATCATCACCACCGTCGATATCACCTCGATTACAATCATTGGGTGTGGCGGTGTCTGTCCGCCAACTGAATTCGTTGTTCCGCCCGCCACCACGATTGGGATTTGCGGTTGGCCTGCTGAGTGCGTGAACCACGGCGACGACTGTTTCTTTGGTCGGCTAACCGGACCGCTTAGCGGCGGATCAGGTGGCACTACAAATCCAGGCCCGACTCCCAACCAGCCCGGAGGGGGAGGAGGTCCAGGGGGCAACAATGGGAACTGCCCTTGTCCGCCCTCGGGTGAAGTGTCGATTCAATGCTGCGATCCTAGCGGAGAGTGCGATCCTTGTGCGAGCGATTCCGGTTGCGTTACGTTGAAGGTCTGCGGCGGTTGGGGACCATACACTCTTTCAACTACAGCAGGCATTCTTAAGAGCGGTGGTCAAAGCGGCACCACTATCACCACTGACAAAAGAGTTTTTCAGTTATGCAAGCCTTCTAATAATGGGGACGTACCTGGCGTTGCTTATGTTAAAACACGAAAATGGTGTAGCAACTGTTTAACCAGTCCATGCACATCTTCTTGTACTTTTGAGAGTTGGGGTTGTGATGAGGAAGCACTGTCCGCGTGCGGAGTCGGGAATGCGTTTGCATGTTGTGACCCTACTTGGTCTTGTAACGTCGCGGACGAACCTGCACCACTTTTCGAACGAATTGAATTGGCATGTGTGGATCTACCAGTGGCTGATACATGCTCCGAAGCCTACACTTCTTGTATTTGTGACACAAGGGACGGAGCCATGATTGCGGCCGGCTGTGAGCCTTGCGAAGTCGCATTCAAAGACGGTGCGGTTATAACAGCAACAGATTTCAGGGGAGTGTCCGCAGTGTTCGTAGCGGTCACTGACACACCTAACGGGTAGGAGGGGGAAACGTGGCTTGTGTATTACTTAAGGACGGTGCTGGGAATATTCGGAAGATCCCGGAGAACACACCTTTTGAAAAGCTTCCCGAGGAAAAGATCGTCGGCATTGATGTGAATTGTGGGCTCAAAGAGGGTGAACTACCTCGGAGCCCTAACACCTTCACAG